CACATCTCCGCGCTACACCCACGTCATTCGTATGCCGAAGAATGACTTCAATCGCTACGTTAAGAACGGCTACTACCTGCCAACCAAATACGGTGGCGGCGATTCAATGGACCCATCAGGCGATGTGATTGGTGAAATCGAGGGCGTCGATCAGTACGATGACAGCGAAGATGACGTAATGACATTGCTCGAAATGCACGTCTATGACCTGTTCGACGGCATCGATGGCGAAAACTATGATGAAGGCGATGTCGATGACAACGCAGTCGCAATCCCATATGTCATCACAATCGACTATGAAAACCAGAACGTGGTCGCTATTCGCCGCAACTGGAAGCAAGACGATGAGCTGAAGATACGCCGCGATTGGTTTGTGAGCTACAAGTTCTTGCCCGGTCTAGGCTTCTATGGCTTCGGTCTTTACCACATGATCGGTGGCTTGGGCAAAGCAGCGACAGGATCGCTTCGCGCCCTACTCGACAGTGCAGCGTTCTCCAACATGCAAGGTGGCTTTAAGCTGCGTGGCCGTGTTGCTGGTGGCGACATGCAGGTCAGTCCCGGTGAGTTTGTGGATCTCGACAGCACTGTCGATGATGTAAACAAGGCCATCATGCCATTGCCATTCAAAGAGCCGTCAGGTTCCCTGTTTAATCTGCTTGGCTTTATGGTCGATGCGGGACAGCGTTTTGCCAGCACAGCCGATCTTAATATCGGTGACGTGAATCCAAACGCCCCTGTTGGCTCAACTGTCGCCCTGATCGAACAGGGATCGAAGGCATTTAGCGCGATTCACAAGCGCCTACACTACGCGCAGGGCCAAGAGTTCAAACTTCTTGCGGCACTGAACGCTGAGAATCTCCCCGATGAGTTCAGTTTTTCGCAGGCAGGAGCTGCGGAGATTATCTATCGTACCGACTTTGATGATAGGATTGACATTGTTCCAGTGTCTGATCCTAACATCTTCTCGACAGCACAGCGCATTGCGCAAGCCCAAGCTGTCTTGGAAATGGCGCGATCAGCTCCGCAGCTTCATGACCTATACCAAGCGTACAAGCGTATGTATGAGGCGATCCGCATACCCAACATCGATGAGATCCTAAAGAAGCCAGAAGACGCAGTTCAGATGGACGTAATCGATGAGAACATGAGCGTCCTGTATGGCAAGCCAATTCGTGCTTTCCCAGAGCAAGATCATGACGCGCACATTGCGGTTCACATGCAGTTTCTGCAAGATCCGTCACTGGCGGGGAACCCCGGGGCGAAGCAGATGCAGCCTATTTTGATTGCTCACATCGCAGAGCATATCGCACTTCTGTACCGTCAGCGCATGGAGGCAAGCATCCAGATGGAGATGCCGCCAATGCCAAACTTCAAAGATCCAGACTTCAAGTTCGCTGCTGTCGATCCTAAGATGGATCTTCTAATCAGCCAACGCGCAGCTCAAGTTGTGGCGGCAGCGCCTCAGATGAAGCAAATCCAAGCCCTAGCAGGCATGGGTGGTCAGGGTGGCCAACAGCAAGGCAATCCACTTCAGTATGCACAGCAGCTCGCGCAGCTTGAGACGGAAGCCCTCAAGGCCCGTACAACAGCACAGATCGAAGCAGATCAGGCCAAGGCTCAGTCAAACATCCAGATCAAGCAGGCTGAAGCCCGTCAGGACATGGAGATCGACGCAGCCAAGGCGCAGCAAGACATGCAGGCTAAGATCATGAAGCTGGAAGCTGAATTGCAGCTTGAGCGTGAAAAGAATGCAGCAAAAATACAGATGGAGATGATGAAGAATGTACCGCCCTCAGTATAACTTGCCTCCAATAAACCCAGCCGCCTTTGGGGGTCTACCCAAGCAGGGTGGACCACAGGCTGGCCCACCACCACCACAGGGCGGTCAGGGTCAGCCACCTATTGATATGAACAAGTATCTGATCGACAAGGTTATGGATATTAAGCGGCGAATGGGCAGTAGAGATTCTGGTGCGCTGGGCGCGATTTCAGAGGCGATGATGCCACAACAGCAGCAACCGCAACAGCAGCCGCAACCAGTGCCGCAACAACCACCTATGGGGGCGTGATGAATACTTTTATGGACCGCGTAAACGCGATTGTAGCTAAGAACCAAGTTCCCCAAGCCAATATGCAAGAGCAAGAAGTTTATCCAGACGCAGGTATGGGCGCGTTAGAGAATGTTGTGTCAGGCGCTCCACGTCAGACTGAGATCATGGGCCAGCCACACATGCTGGCTTACATTAACCCACAGGAAGAAAACTTGCTTCAAGAATATCGTGGTGATGCTCCTGTTTTGGCAGGTCCAGATGGCGTTCCTGCTTACTGGTTCCATAGCGGCTGGGGTGGTGGTAGCAAAACTACCAGTAGCAACAACTCAAGCAGTAGCAGCGGAAATAGCTTCACTGAATCTGTCGCAAACTTTTTCACTCCATTTGATGGGGCAACTTATTCTGGCGGTCAATTGGTTGATAGCAATACTGGCGCGAGAATATCTTCTGGTGGCACATCGTCTACTGGCAGAGTAATTTCTGGTTCTGCAAATAGTGAAAAAAATGACATCCAAGGCCCAATGCCAGCAGGAACTGATTTTACAGGTTCTCAAATTGGTCAAGATGGGTATGGATCTGGCTCGGACAACGCGGCAGCGATTAATGATGCGGTTGCTGAAGCTATTGAATATGTACCTTTAACTCCTAATAATCCAGCTACAACTTACACACCACCAACTTACACACCACCAACCCCAACACCACCAGTTGTTATTGAGGCTCCAGTGGTAAGCAAGGTTGATTACAGCGGCAATCAGGGCGCAACTCCTATATCAATAAGGGCTGGAGCATTGCCGACCCCCGCCAGCAGCCAACCCGTCACGACTTCACTGTCTGATGTTCAACAGAAATTAAACACCGCAATATCTAAGGCGCAAAGTGTTGCTGGTAGCAACGAGGTAGCGGATTATTGGAACGATGACATTGCACAATTGGCAGCTCAACGTGACAGGATTCGGGATAGTGGTGGTGACGATAATATTAGTGACGGATTGTCTGAAACAAAGTCTGACTTGAGCTTAACTGGAAATGGATCTGGCGCTCTTAACCTTTTGACCGAAGTTAAAAACACTACCAGAGAAAATTTGGCGAACTTAATCACACCGGGGGATGGTGCTAAATACGTCAATGGACAGTTGATTAATACAACCACTGGCGAATCTCTTGAGGGAGGTGGATATGCTACAAACGCGGCTGGGATGCAGGATTATATCTACGGCGTTTCTGATGACTTTTCAAACAACATCCCAGTAGACACAACTGGCATGAGCGAGGCAGATGCGATTTCGGCTACAGCCAATCAGCAAATGTTGCAAGACATCCCGCCTAGTGATTTGGCTTACTTCGCTTCATTTATCCCCGGACAGGTTGTCCCTGTTATTGGCAGCTACCTTGGGTCAAAGATGCTCGAAGGTGGAATCGAAGGAAGACGGGCTATTGTTGAAGCAGAAACAGCAGCCTTGGCCGCTGGGGCTACGCCAAGATACGATGACGATGGAAAGTATATCGGCCATTATACACAAGAAGATGATCTGGCTAATACTTTTGGTTCGGGAAATATCTTTACTGAAGACTACCCCGGAGCCAGCACAGTAAACTTTGGTAATGATCAATCCGATAAAGTTATAGGCGAAGGCAGCTATGTAACCGCATTGTCCGATCTAAACTCTGGAGGAGACAATACCACTACGACAACAACAGATGGAGATGGTGGAGATGACGATGTCGTTAACACACTCGAAGGAGCAAATGCGGGTCCAGCAGAGGAAATATGGAAGCGTTACTACAAAGGCAGTGGCGCTCAGTTCTTGCCGCCGTGGCTGCGTAGGTGGGCATCTGGCGAAAGCATTGATTTAATTTTGACCAAAGTCACTGTTGATGGTAAACAATACTATAAGACCAAAGACGGTAGGTACATTGAACCATCTGAGTTAGTTGGAACTGCGGTGAGCGATGTGGGCGGGGGTTCCGCGTCTCCGTTTGAACCTGATACAGAAACAGAAGAAACAGAAGAATAGGAGGCCGCAATGCCTAACATCACAGAAAACCCTGACTACCGATTGGTCATGACATTCCTTCAGAATATTCGCCCCGGTGATATGGATCAGGAATCCGCAGAGCAATTGATGATGATTGGCCAACGTATTCAAGCTGGTGGCGCACTTAGTGATCGTGAGCGCGAGATGTTTGAGGCGGTTGTTGGCGCTACGGACAGGTTCCCAGTTGAGCAAATGGATTCATTCCCACAGGGCGGTACAAACCCAGATCTTATGAAACAGCCAACTATGGGTGCAATGTCTGAAGGCGAGATGAAATTGGCAATGGATACAGCAATGCCAACAAATCTTACTCCACAACAAATGGATCAGTTTATGGCTCAAAAGAATGCGGCTCAAGACAAAATGCAAAGATCTTACCAAGTTGATGGTGGCATGGAGCGCATGTCACCACAGATGATGGATAGCATGGTTAGCTCTGGTGATATTACACAAGAGGGTATGGCTCCAATGCCAATGTACGATCAGCGGATGCCCAGCCGAGACGGCGTGACTTACAGCCAATCAAGCGGTGTAACTCCTGCCAACAACGTAATGACCTTGGAAGAAGCTGTAGCCGCAGGCATAGTTGCCCCAACTGCACGTCCACAGGCACGTCCAGCTCCAATGCGCCCACAAGCGCGTCCAATGCGATAGGAGGCCATCATGGCTGAAGTAAATGTAGAACATATGGAAGAAAACGCGGTTCTTTTTGAAAAGCGAATGGGTTTTCCACATGACGCAGAGGGCTTGGATCTTACTGATGAGCAATTGGTCAACTTCTTGCTTTTGTGTCTTCGCCTACACGGCATAGAAGATGACGGTCCTTATTATGAGGGCGTTGAGGAAGAAGACATGGATTATCATGATGATGGTCACGAAGACGAAATGATGGACATGCCACACGGCAAGGATGTCAAAGTCAAAGTCATGAAGCTCGACGGCAGCAACGTCCATGAAATGATGAACAAACTTCTGGGAGGCTAATATGCCTGTCATGAAGGTTAAGGGCGGCTACAAGTGGGGCAGCAAGGGCAAGGTCTACAAGACCAAAGCCGAAGCTGAGAAGCAGGGCCGCGCTATCAGGGCTGCTGGGTATAAGGGCAAGAAGTAAATGGGTGTTCTCAAATTCTTAAAGTCAGGCGCAGATTTAGGTAAAAAAATTAACGCTGAAGAGGTTGCAGAGGTTGCGGTTGACGCCCTTGGCAACCCAATTGGCAGTCTTGTGCGTGTACCCGGCGCAGACCCAAATTTTGGACCAACTGGTCGAATATCAACTCGCGTTCCTACCGTGGGAACGGAAAAAACAGGTGGCGTGTTTCCTGCTGAAGAAGTATATAGCGGCGGTCTTGTGATTGACAAGGCAGCTATGGACGCTGGCGGCACAACAGAAAAGAATATGGACTTTCTAACTAACGCTAGAAAAAATCCTGATAAGAAAAACCCATATGTTGATAACGAAACATATTTCCCCGGTTTCGCTGGTATACAGGGTTTACCTCCAGAAGATGCTGCTGATTTTGTTAGCGCAATGCAAAAAGAAAATTTAAATTGGGTCATGGATAAACTGCCGCCCCAATTCCAAGATCGAGCAAAATTATGGTATGTTGGTGCAAATCGTTTTTCTGAAGAACTTGCGAACAAGTACGGTGTACCTAGATCTTCTATGTCTGGAGCAATCGCAGCTCTTTCCCCTCAAATGGACTGGTTTAAAAACGCTTCTTTAGCAGAGCGAGTTGCTGATGCGGTAGTTGGTAAAAGAACTTTCCCTTGGTCATCTGAAATGACGGATGTGGCCGACAAGTATCCAGCCTTTAAAGATAAAGGCAATGCAAAGGTATGGGAAAGCATTAAGGGAAAAACATACGACGAACTCGAAGACACAATGCAAAAAGCAATGTGGGTCAGAGCATATGATGAAGCTCACAACCCTAAAACCTATCGCGCTTTGACTCCAGAAGGTGACCTTGCAGATATTGTTTTGACAGGAAAAGGCGTCCCTGCAAACATTGGTTGGGGTGGATTTGGTGAAATTGAAAAGGCTGTAAAAGCAATCGAAAGCAATGGAGATTTTAAATCCATTTCCGATGCAATGGGCGATAGACATAAAGTCAGAAACTTTTTCAACAATATAGAAGTTCCCTTTTCAGATATGGGCGATGTTACGATTGACACCCATGCTATTGCTGCTGGTTTGATGCGGCCATTGGCTGGGTCTGATCAATTGACAACGCAAGGACTGGGAATGTCTGGCGGGTCTTCCAAGGCTACGGGTGCAAAAGGCTTGTACGGCGTGACGGCAGACGATTACAGAGCCGTTGGTGCGGAACGTGGTCTTTTGCCTAGAGAGACACAATCAATTGTCTGGGAGGGCATAAGAGGTCTTTTCAACAATAAAAGCCTAGACAATAAAACAAAGATAAACTCCATATGGACTGCTGTTGATCGTGGTGACTTAACCCAACAACAGGCTCTTGGCTTAATTGAAGAGGCGTCTGGCGGCTTTGGAAGCACAAGCTGGATTAATGAACCTAGACCTAAGAGATCTATAGCTGGTGGCGGCACAACAATGTTTGGTGTTCCTTTAGGAGGCATTGCCCTTGGTGCGCTACCATCTGACGATCAACAACTTCCAGAAGGAGGCATCTAATGGCCAAGGAACCGAAGAAAAAACCCGCTGGCTTATACGCCAACATCGCAGCCAAGAAAGCTAGGATCAAGGCTGGATCTGGTGAGAAAATGCGTAAGAAGGGTGCCAAGGGCGCACCAGCCAAGGGCGCGTTTAAGGCTGCGGCCAAGACCGCGAAGAAACCTAAGAAGAAGGGGAAGAAGTAATGGCTGCTGGCGTTAAGCACTACTTCAAGAACGGCAAAGAGCATAAAGGCAAAACCCACAAGGATGCCAAGGGTCGGGTTATGTCTGGCGCAAAGCACACTGCGTCCAGCAAGTTCTTGGTCCACAAGAAGGATTTGTCAGCTACCGCTAAAAAGATGGTGAGCTAGTAATGGCAACGTACAAAGGTAAAAGCGTCAAGCTAAACAACCCACGCCGCATATCTAAGGGCGAAACTTCTTACGGCAAGAAGAAGTCTGTGGTATATGTGACGGACGGTGACAAGATTAAGCGCGTTACCTTTGGCGACCCAGAAATGTCTATCAAGAAAAACCAAAAGGGTCGCAGATCTAATTTTAGGGCGCGTCACAATTGTGATGAACCCGGACCGAAAACAAAGGCCAGATACTGGTCATGTAAGGCGTGGTGATATGGCTGATAGAAGATTTTCAGATTTACAGAAGGCAGAGCAGGATTATGCTGATTATTTAAATTATTACAATGCAAACCCTATGGTCCCTCGCGCAGACGATCCAGTTGGATATGTTGAGCCAGTTGAGGAACAATCTTTTTTTACTGAATACAATCAAGAGCCTCTTAGCAACTACGGCTTTAATGAAGCGGAGGAATATCTAAGCTCTGCTGGCGATATGTTTAAAAATGCGGTCACGGGCGAAGGCGTGGCCACCCTGCTACCAGAGATGCAGTTTTACCCTTATGGGCCTACGGGCGCTGAATACGTTTACGGTGGCGTTGCTGATGCTGGCCTTGGTTTATTTAGCACTATTGTTGCTGGCATCTCTGGCGCTGCTGGTCTTGTGGCAGAGCAAATTCCGTTTCAGACTGAGGCCGAAGAAGACAGGTTCGCCAGAGATGCCTTGGGGATGGTTGAATTTGCAGAGATCCAATACTTACCTTTTCAAGGTATGTTTTCTTATATCGCACAATTTTCTAAAGCGTCCAAGGCGGCTACAGCAGCCAACAGGTTGCCTGACGCAGATGTATCAGTTGTTGATACATTGCCGCCAGTTCCAGAATTTGGTGCAATGGCGGCGCAACAACAGCAACTGGACGCCGTTGATGCTGACTTTATGCCCATAGCCAACTTTGAAGAGATAGAAGAACCGAGCCTATCAATGGAAGAGCTGAGTGAGCGTCTTCGCCCCCAGATGACAGACGATCAAATGGATGACGCTGTAGCTGAACTACTCGAAGAGGAAACAGATCCAGAAGTTCTAATAAACAACGCCTTGCTTGAGCGCGAGGCGACAGGCGCAACATTTACTCCCGAAGATGACCAACTCTTAAATGATTTGGAACTTACGGATGCTGACTTCAGCGAGATAGATGACGCCAATGCTGCGTATGATCGCAGGATGAATGAGCGCATTGATATAGCACTAGACAGCCGCCCAGAGTTCCAAGATCCGTCTGTTAGGTTGGGTGTGCAAAGCCTTAGAGAATCAGGCAGTTCCGCAGACCAGATTGAACGGTATTTAGATGACATAAGAAGAGCAAAAGGCCCAGTATATCAAATATCAGAGGCTGAATTTGCTGATCAATTGCGTGATTTGTACGAAAGAA